CTCCACCCTTTAAATATAAATCATTAGAAGTATTTATATCAGAATCTGTTCCTGTAATATTAAATGTAAAATAAATATCTTTATCTGTTAATATGTGGACTTGATGATATGCAGTACAATCAACTGCAACTCCATCTGAATCTACAGTTACTGCGCTTTGAACTTGCCAGTCACCAGCTGATTCTATATTTAAAGACTCATGCGCTCTAAATTTTTTAATGTTTGCCATTAGGTTCTCCTTTTAGACACTCACCCTTGGGGGAGAGAACTGTCCCTATGTAAGTGTATTATCTTAAATCGGGAGGTACGATGGCTTTTGTTCCACCAACCTTATCCCGTTTTTTAATTCCAAATTTTCTCGTAGCCTCGACCCATCTTTGGTTATGGAAATTCGCCATCTGCATAGCCACAGCAGATTGATTTGGGTCAGGCGCATTCCCAGCTTTATCCATATATAAACAGCGCTTAACATAATCAATTAATGAATTATGCATTGAGTTATCTACATCTGGAGTATCTGTTATAGCAGAAACTTTATTAGGTTCTGCATTATAATAAATTACTATACCGTCAGTGACAGCTTCTTGTATTGCTTTCCATTTTTTTCTAGAAGATGTAACAGTATTTCCACTACTGTCAACATCAGTTATTAGAGCGAGCTTATCTCCCTCTATAAACCACATAGCGTGGTCTTCTGGATATTTTATATTACTTGCCATTATGTTGTATCCGGTGCGTTTAATGCTGACTCGCTTGTAATATCAGTCAACAATAAGTTATCGTTAGTTAATCTAGGAATCTGAATATAATCACCATCGCTATCCATTAGATAAACCTTATTTACTTTATTAATTTCTAATTTATAAGAACTACCATCTGAACTAGATGCTGAATCACTTAAATCATACCACATCTGATTTGCAGCTGTAGTAATCTTAGCGTGAGCAACCTTAGTATCATAAGATGCAAGCTCTAATAACCCGTCATTAATTAGGCTCATTACATAAGTCTCAGGTGCATCTGGGAAAACCTGACGCACCCTACTTAGAATTTGCTTAACTGTTAATGAATGAACAGCCATTATACTCCGCCATCATCAATAACTGCAAAAACCATGGCTTGTATGTTACCAGAACCATCAGCCTCAACATTTATATCATCAATTTCTGTATTAGACAATCTAGCATAAAAACATTCATTTGGCTCAATAATTATATCTCCTACAGCACCTCCGCCAGTAGGGTCTCCTCCACTTAAATTTAAGAAAAGATTATCTGTACTAGCAGTAGTTCCATCTGTAGTCCCAGTATGTTTTATAAAAAGAAAAACAACATCATCTGTTCCATTTACAGTTGCTGTTCCTCCTTCTTCAGCTGTCCCCTGCCCTAAAAAAGGCACTGATGCTAATAAAGCATCTTCATTTGAATTACCAACAATAGTAAGTGAGTAAGTCCACTTATTATTATTACCTACATCGTTTAAATCGTACGTAGTAGAACCTCCTACAGATGTTTTTATTTCATCTGGAAGTAAAGACGCTGATACGTTTACGGTTGCTTTATCTGCAGCCATATTATCCTCCTATTAATATTTGCAAGCCTTTATCATAATCAGCTTGTAATTTTGCTTGTTGTTTCTCGTACCACCCGTAATGAGCAGTATCTACTCCTAATCTCATTTGTACCTCATTTGCATAACCTTGAGATATAGTTACCTTAGATTGCATTTCTGCAATATAAGATTGTGCAGTGCTTATATAAGCTTGAACTGCTTGTGTTTTTGCTCCAGTAAATGTAGCTCTAGAATTAACTTCTGACGCATACCCAGTAGCCTGAGCTATTATAGCTTGAGCTTCTTGTAAGTATGCATTACCAGATGATATACCTGCTTGAGCTTCTTCTAAATAAGACTGCTGTAATTTTCTAGCAGAATCAAATTCTTGTATTTTTTGCTGTAAATTTTGTTGATATTCTTGAACGTCTTTGTTTACTTGAGCAGAATAAGACTGCATTTCATTAGAATACTTTTGAAGCTTTGCACTGTATTCAGATGAATCTTTAGTCTGCTGATTTGATGCCTCTTGAATTTTCTCTTGTAATTCATTTGCAAATACAGCTTGCTCTCTATTAAACTCATTTAATTCATCTTGAATATCATTTGAATATTTTTGTATGTCAGTTTGTCTTTCAGCTTGCCAGACTCTTAAATCACCATCAAGATTTTGCTGATATTCCTGCACATCTTTATTAACTTGAGACTGATAAGATTGTAACTCTGATGAGTACTTACTAAGCTTACTATTATTGTCAGCAATTAAATCTTCCATTTGCTTTGCTGCATTAGCTAAGTTCAAAGCTTGGTCTTGAGCTTTATTAAATTTGTCAACGTCAGTTGTTTGAGCTGCTTCTTGCTGAGCATCCTTAGCATCTATCTGTGCCTGAGCTAATGCCTTTTGCAAATCAGAGTTGTGCTTTTCAATTTCAGCTTTAATATTAGCTTGGTAAATAGAATTTTCTTTATTAAATTCATTAAGTTCATTTTGAATATCAAGTTGAAAAACTTGAATATTATCTGCCTCAGTTTGCATCCAAGCTTTTAATGCAGTATTTAGTTCTAAATCATACTGAGCTAATTTTTTATCATATTCTTGAATTTCTTTTGATACATCAGCTTGGTACTTACCAACTTCAGCTTGATATTTTTGAAGAGCTCTAGCATCTTCCTGATTATCATATTCAGCATCCTTAATAGCTATTTGCAATTTAGCTTGATACTCAACATTTTCTTTATTAAATTTTGCTTGCTCATTTTGAATATTTGCATTATACTCTTGTATCTGAGATTGTATCTCATTTATTTTAACAGACGCTAATTCGATATCTTCATTAGTATCTAAGTGAGTATTTACCTGAGCAAAATCTGGAGCAACCAAAGGTTTAGTGTAAGCTGGAGCAGTCTCAGAAAAACTTACAGCTGTAGTAGAAAGACTAGGTACACTGGGTGCAACTGCTGTAATTGTTAAAACTCCAGGGTCAGTTTCAGTTAATCCACTAGTATAGGAACTAAATGCCACCTGAGATGGATGACCTGGTTTTGTATAAGCTGGTGAATTACCACTAATATCTGCTTTACTAACAGTGGCAACGGTTATAGCTCCGACTTCCTGAGCACTTGCGTCCTGATTTGTCGCATCTATATATGAAATAGTATTTATAGATGGAGCCATTGGTAAAACTGCATTAATATTTAAATCTGATATAGTTGGAGCAGAACCTAATGATAAACTTGTTTTAGTATATGTAGGTGCTGATGCGCTAACTGATATAGCTCCAGCATCAAAACTTGGCGCACTTGGAGCAACTGGTAACACTGCATTAATACTTAAATCGTCAATGCTTAAAACACTAGGAACTGCACTTCTTGCAGCAGTTATTGCAGATGTTACACTTCCATTTGTTTGTGTTGCTACCTCATCAAACTCTTCACTAGCTTGAATTATTACCTCATCAACCTTATCTAATTCCGTATTTATTGCAGTTAAAGCTGTAGCTATATCTCCTGAATTATCAGTTTGAGTTGCTATTTCAGCAGCCTCTGTTTTTGCAAGCCCTATTTCAGTATGAACATTGTCAGCTATAGATTGTAATTCATCAAGCTCTGTATTCATAGCTGTTAACGCTGTTGTAATATCTGAGTTAGATGATTTACTTGCTAATAAATTTTGCAATGATTTTATAGATGCGTATATAGGTACTAAATATTCAGCATCATCTGGAAACTTTGTAATTGATGAGTCTCCATAGGCGACTGCTGGATAAGCCATTGTATGAACGTGAGCATTATTTGAATTGCTAGGCTCAGGTATAACACTTAGTATATTATTTGAAATATAATACACAGGGTCTGTAGCTGTTGCTGCTATCATATCTCCAGAGTCTCTTGCCCTGCCACTTAATTGATGAGGAATTTCCCTACAAGGTTGATTAATAGTGCCATCATCTCTAGTAACTCCATATACTTCAGAGCCTCCTAAAGTTAAATTTACACTACTTGAATTTAAATCATTTGATGTAGTAAATAATCTTTTTTTCTCAACTGGTAAAGCGTTCAATACTTCCTTTGCTCCATCAGTTAAGAATTGTGTTAATTCTGTTTGAGTAGGCGCACTACTTCCATCTATCGAAAGACTAGTAAGCGCTTCTACTTGTGCTTCGAATGTAGCCATATACTATTACTTCTTCTTTCTCTTCTTACTTTTTTTTGAAGACTTCTTTTTTTTCTTTGGTGGTCTTCCACGTTTTGAACCATATGTTCCTTTACCGTACGGCATTTAATTTCTCCTTCCAAAATTTTTCTTGACTACCACTTCTTTCTTTTATCATATTATTCATATGAGTTTCTGAGTCTATGGTAGAAAATTCAATATCACTTCTTCTTCCAATATCACTACGCATATACATATTAGTAGTAAACGCACTTTCACTTGCACGCTTTCCACAGTCCTTACAATAGAACCATCCTTCTTCATTTGGATATTTACAATGTTGACATTTCATAATTATTTATGGATTTCGGGAGTTACCTTTTATTGATAACTCCCACAGTTCCATACT